GACTCAGCATTACAATCAAACTCAACACTTAACGCAGACAACATGACAACAGGTACGCTCGACGGTGGAACTTACGGAGCATAATAAGGGATAAACAATGGCTACAACGATTATTACTAAAAATGGCTCAGGTGCTCCAACAACAGATGACTTAAGCACCGGCGAGCTTGCTATAGATTTAACTAATAAGCGTCTATACTCATACGACGGTACTTCCGTAATTGAGCTTGGGGTTAATACTGCGTCAAGCTTAAACGTAACGGGCACTGTGACTGCTGATGGTTTGACTGTTGACACAGATACGCTTGTTGTTGACGCAACTAATAACCGCGTCGGGATTGGTACTACGACGCCTAATGTGCCCGTTGATGCACAATTAAGTGGTATTGGTGGTTTGCCAGTAAGCAGTGGAACATCCCAAACGTATGGCTCATTACGAGTAGGCGCAACATCATTTAACACTATTTTAGACATGGGTACTGCTGGTGGTACTGGCGCGTGGTTGCAAGCGTCTGACAGGACTGGGCTTGGCACTAACTATTCTCTTCTGCTAAACCCTAACGGCGGCAACGTCGGGATTGGGACGAGTAGTCCTGTTGCTTCCTCTGGTTACAATTCTTTAACAATCAACGCTACAACTAGTGGGTATTTGGTATTACAAAATAATGGTACTACCAAAATGGAAGCGTATGTTTCTGGCGGCACAGAAGCAACTCTCAGAGGCACTGGCGTTCCTTTAGCTTTTGCTACTACAGCCGCCCATGACATGACGTTTGATACCAATGCTACCGAACGCATGCGTATCGACTCAAGCGGCAACGTTGGGATTGGGACGGATTTGCCGGGCAATAAACTAGTTGTAAAACGAGATGGCACAACTGATGGGACAAACGCTCAGATTGTTTCTGAAAATAGAACTGGTGCAGCAGGCCAGTATGCTTTATTTGCAAACTCATTCGACAATGGGAGTGGGTCTGGGTTTAAACCTGTAGTATTTGGTGCTGTTCAAACTGCTGCCGCTGGTCGAACTGCTGATTTTATAATTGCAGTGTCCGATACAGATAATGTTGATCTTTCAACAGATGAACGCCTCCGCATCAACTCAAGCGGCAACGTCGGGATTGGTGCTAGTCCAAATGCACCTCTTCATGTTAAAGGCACAACTAATGGAAACCTGTACGTTAGAGCGGCAAGTTTAGCCGAAGGTACTTTAACAGGGACTGCTTTAAGCAGCGTTAATGATGCCGCTAGTGCGACGGTTCCGTTAACTCTTGAAGGTTCGGAGTTTAATTTTGTTCAGTCTAACGCCGTCAAAGTCAAAGTAGATACAAGCGGCAACTTTTTGGTTGGGACTACCTCAAGCGCATCAAGTACAGCAGGAATTAAACTGACAGCGGCAGGAACTGCAACTTTTGTAAGAGATGGAGTGCAGCCTGTTTATATTAATAGACTTACAAGCGATGGCAACTTAGCAGTATTTGCAAAAGACGGCACAACAGTCGGTAGTATTGGTAGTGTTAGCTTTGGTGTTGCGGGAATATCTTTTGTCAACCCAACTTACGGCGGTATAAGAACAGCCGATTATCGCATTAATCCTGTAAACGGTTCAGGAGCTGATTTTGACAACTCTATAGATTTAGGCGCAGGTGGCAACCGCTTCAAAAATCTCTACCTGTCAGGCGACTTAGCATTAACTGAATCTTTTGTATTTGGTAATACCGATGGTCTGAACTTACGCGCTAACAGCGGTAAAGTTATCTCAATGCAGATAGCGGGTAGTGAGAAGGCAAGGATCGACTCAAGCGGCAACTTCTTGGTTGGTCGAACGTCAGTAGCAGGTTCAGCTACAGATTACGGGATGCAAGTATACTCAAGTGGGCTTTTGTATCTTTATGCAAATGCCAGTGGTGATGATGACATTTTTAGAGGGCATAATTCCGCTGGAACAAACACTTCAGCGATTGAGGCAGACGGTGATTACATTGATTTATCAGATTCTCGTTTCAAAGAAAACATCGTAGATGCGCCAAGCGTTATCAATACAATTAAAAACATCCCTGTTCGCAGTTTTGATTGGAAAGACAGAAGCTATGGACAAACTTATGGTTTTATTGCACAAGAATTAAACGGAGTATGTCCTGAAGTTGTAAAAGTACCAAAGTCTGAAGAAGATGTTTGGGGGGTAAAAAATAGCAAAGTAGTACCAATGCTTGTTAAAGCCATCCAAGAACAACAAGACCTAATTGAATCACTAACTGCACGTATCGCAGCACTAGAAGGAGCTAACTAATGGCTACAACTTGGACAATCGCAACACTTGAACGTGAGCTATCTGACGGGGGCGTTATCGTTGCCCACTGGCGAGCTACTGATGTAGACGGAGACTACTCTGCATCATCATACGGCACTTGTGGCTTTACCTACGACGCATCAAGCCCTGACTTTACGCCTTATGACGATCTTACGGAGTCTCAGGTGCTAGGTTGGTGCTGGGCAAACGGTGTGGATCAGAGTGCTATTGAGGCATCGCTTGCAGCCAAGATTGAAAGCGACAAGAACCCAACTCAGGCTAATGGAGTGCCTTGGTAATGATCGACATCTGGACAATCGTAAACATCTTCACCGCTGTCGTAACGCTGGCATCAGCTATTGCAGCAGTCACGCCTACGACTAAGGATGACGAGTTCATCGCTAAGTATCTAAAGCCAGTCATTGACGCGCTTGCGCTAAACGTTGGGAATGCTAAGAAGTGACCGAAGAAGAACGCAACTTAGCCATTGACGCCCTTGAGCGCATAGCACAACACGAGAAAGAGTGTGGCGAGCGTTGGGCTGAAGCAGTAGTGGAACTCCGTGAGCTACGCAAAGTCACGGACTCTCATGCTGCTCGTTGGGAGAAGCTTGCGTGGCTAGTAGTTGGCACTGTGTTGACTACAGCTTCTGCTGCTATGGTTAGTATTCTATGGTAGAATTAAGTGACAACACGGACCTCACGATACCACTCAGGAATCTCGTGAGTATTGTCTTGGGTGTAGCAGTTGTTACAGCAGGGTACGCTGACTTAAACTCGCGTATCACCACGTTGGAACATGGGCAGTCCATACAGGACATGACGATACGTGAGAACGCTTCGTTTGTCCGTGAATGGCCACTTGGATTACGCGGGGCGCTTCCTGACGATCTTGTGCAGAATGCTAAGATAATGTCTTTGGAGGACCGACAGGCAGAACTACAGCGTCTACAGGAACGCATGAACGAGCTTCAGATTGACATTAACAGAGTCTCAGGCATTAACGAGACGCATGACGAGAAGCTCTCCACGTTGTTTGACATCTGGAACAAACAGGTAGTAAACAAGTGATAGACAAGCTCATAGGACCAGTCACAAGCCTCCTAGACAAGTTTGTGGAGGACAAGGACCAAAAGGCTAAGTTGGCTCATGAAGTCGCTACGATGGCTCAGAGACACGCTCAGGAGCTTGCTAAGGGACAGCTGGAGGTCAACAAGGCCGAAGCTCAGCATAAGTCTCTGTTTGTCTCTGGATGGCGTCCAGCGGTGGGATGGTGCTGCGTATTTGGCATGATGGGAAACTTCATGGTAATACCGTTTACCAACTTTGTACTTGCGTTGCTAAAGATTGACGTAGTAGTACCACTGATTGACACGGCTACTATGATGCCCGTGTTGATGGGGATGCTTGGGTTAGGCGCTATGAGGACTTATGAGAAGCGTACAGGAGTGTCTAAGTAATGGCTAAGATGTCTGCACCAATGTTGACTGGCGGTAAGACGCTTCCGGGTCTGGCTGACACACCCACAGCGCCTACGATTAACCCCAGAACACGCTTTAGGACTTTCTGGGATACTTACAACGAGTTTGGTCCCAGTACACCAGAAGGAGGTAACCCTAATCCTCTGCTAGTTATACTACCTAGACTGTACGAAGGCGACTATACAGTAGGTGAAGCTTTAGGGATCTTGTTCAGCGGCTCGCCACTAGACACTAGCGAAGAAGCTTTAGAAAGAGCCAGAGGCGTATACTTTGAGCCTTCTAAACAACAACTAGCAGCAGTGTCTGAAGTTCTTGGCATAGGTCCAAGAGAAGTTAAAGATCAACTACAGCAGCACAACGCTACGTCTGATCCTGTACGGGCTTTTACTGAGGGTAACAAGTACGCAACAGAAGAAAGCGTCAAAGAAGTATTCTGGGAAGAACAGATATTACCGGCACTAGAAGCTGGTGGAGACTTTATTAAGACTGCTATCTTTGGTCCAGCACCTAGCGGTGGTCCTAAAAGCGTTGATGATCTTTTTGAAGAGTGGATGGACACGTCTCTTAATGAGTTGAAAGGACCAGTCACACTTACTGTTGATCCGGAAGAAGGTCTACTGTTAGAGATCATGATTCCGGTAAACTTTGAAGTCAACGGTGAGCCACTTAAAATAGAGATATTTGACGAAGACGGTAACTTTGTAGGCGTTCAGGAAATAGGACGAGCTGTCTACAGTGCAGCAGAGGAAACTTGGGGCGTAATAAAAGAAGGTGTTTTTAGACCCATAGGAGAAATTTTTACTGGTGAAGAAGGAACTACAGTAGAAAGAATCTTTGACGCAGCCACAAGTGTTATATCTACAACTGGCTTAAGTGGAGTAGAACAAGGCGGTTGGTTAGGTAGTGTTCTGGGTGAAGAAGTCAGAAGACAAATAGGGTTTAATCCAGATACAAATACCATTGAAGGTGTGGAAGAAGGGACTCTTGATGTAGACGATGATCTGACAGGAGACGGAACTGCAGACGACATTGGGCAGGAGACAGAAGAAGACGCTTTTGACGGTATGTTTGATGGGCCAGAAGAAGACAAGCCTCCTGCTAAAGTATTACCACCTCGTGGCAGGACTATTGTAGACAAAGAAGGCAACATTGTTGGCATCTCTGGTGACGACGGTAACTTTTACGTACAGGACGCAGAAGGAAACTGGGTAGCACAACCAGAAGGTGAAGACATAGGCGGAGAAGCTGAGCTACCTGCTGATACAACTATTGAACAAGACGCCCCTGTTAAAAAAGAAGTTGAAATTGCTGACGTTGATCCTCTTGGTCAAAGTACTGCAGAAGAAGAAGAAGGCGTGCCTGAAAAAGACGGTGGTTTAGGCCCAAGTCCAGACATGCTTCCAGAGTATTCTCAGGAAGAAGACTTTGATCAAGACGGTATACCTAACTATCTAGACTCTGATGCTGATAATGACGGTGTTCCTGATATAATTGATGGCGACCCATTTGATCCAAACGTAGGTGAGACTTTTGGTCCTGACGATGGTAAAGTGGATGACGGTAAAGCAGACCCTCAAGAGCCTGTACTCGTCCCTAGAAAAGAAGACCCGCAGCAGGTAGAAGAAGATGCTGGCGATGAGCCACCAGTAGTCACCAACGGTCAAGACGGTAGGGACGGAGTAGACGGTCAGGATGGACGTGATGGTGTCGATGGTGTCGATGGTCAAGACGGTAGAGACGGTGTAGATGGACGTGACGGTAGAGACGGAGTAGACGGTAGGGATGGCGTAGATGGTCTACAAGGTGAGCAAGGCGAACGCGGTGAAACCGGAGCTACTGGAGCTAGAGGTGCACCCGGAGCGCCAGCACCACGAGGTGGATACATGGGCGGCTTAAGTTATCAACTTCCGGGCTTCGTGGGAGTACAGTATCAACCCAAAGACTACATGAGAGAACTAGACCGTATTATTGGCGAAAGTTTGTTTGAAGGAATGATCTAATGACTTATCTTAATTTAGTCAACAACGTACTCAGGAGGCTTCGTGAGACAGAAGTATCTTCAGTACAAACCACAGCGTACAGTAAGCTCATTGGTGACATCGTTAATGATGCCAAAGATCTCGTGGAGAACTCATGGGACTGGTCTGCACTCAGGACTACGCTTACGATTACTACGACTGCTGACGTGTTCAACTACGCACTCACAGGTAGCCAGAACAGCATCAAGGAGTTGAACGTCCTGAATGACACGTCTAACTTCATTATGAGCTACCAGACAAACAACTGGTTTGACGAGGCGTACTTGATTGCTGAGCCACGCACAGGCTCACCTGAGTACTTCACGTACAACGGTGTCAACGCAGATGGAGACACACTAGTTGACTTGTATCCTAAGCCTGACGGTGTGTACTCACTGCGCTTCAACTGCGCCCTGCGTAACCCTGACTTGAGTGCTGATGATGACAAGCTGAAGATACCTTCGATGCCTGTAGTGCACTTAGCAGTGGCACTGGCAGCACGAGAACGTGGTGAAACTGGTGGGACTTCGACTCAGGAGTATTTCCAGATGGCTAACAAGTACCTGTCCGATGCGATTGCACAGGACGCTGGTAGACACCCAGAAGAAACTATATTTTACACTCCGTAAGGCAGTAGTATGGCACAGGAACTCAAAAGCATAAATCTTGTCGCACCGGGCTTCAAAGGTATCAATACCGAAGATTCTCCGTTGTCTCAAGATCCGTCTTTTGCTGAAAGCGCAGACAACGCAGTGATTGACAATCGTGGGCGTCTTGCTGCCCGTAAAGGCTATGTGTTGCTTACACAAGCTACGTTTGAGTACGTCGTAGTGGACGACACCACGGGATTTCAACCAAACGAAACAATTACGGGAGGAACTTCAGGCGCTACAGCAACGATTACCGAAGTGTACAATGGGACTGTGTTGCTCATAGAGGACACCCGTTCAGGAACCTTCAGTGCATCTGAGACACTTACTGGCGGTACTTCTGGAACGACTGCTACGTTTTCTTCTACTCAGACTAGTGCAGATCTTTCGACAAACCCGTTACGCGCAATTAAAGAGTTTAGAGACGACGCGGGAAACATTAAAGTATTTTCAGTAGGAAATAATAAGATCTTAAGCGGCACAGAAACTCTGGTTGACGAAACGCCCAGTGGTTACACAATCTCTGATGATAATTGGAAGATGGTCACGTTTAACGACAAGATTTACTTCTTTCAGAGTGGACACGAACCTCTAGTGTATGACAGCACGTCAAAAGCAGTAGAAGAGCTTAGTTCAGTTTCAGGAGCTGCTGGTGTAGCTCTTACGATGTACGGCAACGAAGTTTTGGCTGCTTATGGTCGATTATGGACTGCTGATTTTGCTACAGAAAAGTCTAAAATTTACTGGTCAGATCTTTTGATAGGTCAGGATTGGTCAGGAGGAACAGCAGGGTCTATTGACATTTCTAAGGTTTGGCCTGATGGTTATGACGAAATTGTAGCACTGGCTGCACATAACAACGCATTGATTATCTTCGGTAAGCACAGTATTGTGGTTTACTCAGGTGCTGAAGCTCCTGCAAGTATGCAGTTGTCGGATACGGTAGCTGGGATTGGTTGTATAGGTAGAGACACTGTGCAATACACAGGTTCAGACGTTTTGTTTCTATCTCAGACCGGACTTAAGAGTTTTGGTAGAACAATACAAGAAAAGTCAATGCCGTTGACTACACTGTCTTCTACAATCACTAAGGATATTATTCAGCTGATTAATGAAGCAAACGAGTTGTACAAGTCAGTGTACCACCCGGAAGAAAACTTCTACTTGCTTACCTTTAGCAATCAGGACACGACGTATTGTTTTGACATAAGAGGTACGTTAGAAAATGGGTCTTACAGAGTAACACGCTGGCCGGGAACAGGGTTTAAGTGTTACGAAAGCAGAGACAACGGTAATTTGCTTATAGGCAACACCAGCGGTTTTGGAAGATATGCTGGTTATCAAGACAATGGTAGTTCCTACCGTTTAAAATACTTTAGTCCAGAGCTAACATTTGGAGATCCGTCTAAGATTAAATTTCTAAAAAAACTGCGACCAACTTTGATTGGCGGCAGCGGTGCTAGAATTTTTTTAAAGTGGTCTTATGATTTTGGGACTGCTTATAACTCTGCTTCTATTACTATCAGGAGTCAGGGAAAAGGAGAATATGGCCTAGACGAGTATCCCGAATTTAGCGAACTGTCCTCTTATGGTATTTCTTCTACGCTAACTGGCGGTGTTTATGTAGTCAATAAGTTTCTTGGCGACTTTACTTCAGCTCCCACTACGGGTTCAGGAGGAGGTGCTTTGTTAAACGGAGACAGCTACTTTGATACAGCAACAGACACTTATTATGTTTACATAAGCGGTTCTTTTGTAGATTTGTCTACACTATCTGCTGTGTCTTTTGCTGAGTTCTCTGAAGGAGAGCTTACTTCTAGAGAAGCTATCAACACTAATAGTAGTGGTTCAACATTAACAATTGGTTTGGAATCTGACATAAATGGACAAGAGTTGTCTTTACAAGACATTAATGTATTAGCACTGGTAGGTAAAACAATATGAGTAACTATACTAAAACTACTGACTTTGCTGCTAAGGATAGTTTACCTTCCGGTGACAGTGGCAAAAGAATCAGAGGAACTGAGTTTGAAACTGAGTTTGACAACATTGGTACAGCCATAGCAACTAAAGCAGATACTGCTAGTCCTACGTTTACGGGGACTGTAACAATGGCTGGGTTTGCGTTTACTGGTACGTTGTCAACTGGTACTATTGACGGAGGGGCGTACTAATGGACGAACTGTTAAAATTATTGACAGGCGCTGCTGGAGGTCTTCTTACCAAAGAAGCTTATGACAAGCTGGCAGAAATAGGAACTAAAGGTTACGAAGAGCTGGCTGGCGAAGGTGGACTTGCTGAGCAACTTTCTGGCATGCTTGAGTTTCAACCCTACACCGTAACGTCAGCTACTGGTGGTCAGTTTGGTATGCAGCGTGATCCAACTACGGGTCAGATGACGTACCAGCTGCAGACTTCTCCCGAAGAGCAAGCTCTACAGCGACAACAGATGGAACGCGCTGGGATGTTCTTTGAGCAAGCCGCAATGCCTACAGCTGACCGTGAGCAGGAAGTGTACCAGCGTATGCGTACAGCAATGTCTCCTGAAGAGGA